ATGAAAAATGAAACTAATATTCGCCGTGGCAGGCATTGTGTATTCCTGATGCACGTCCATTTGGTCTTTATCACAAAATACAGGCGAAAAATATTTGATCGGGATGCAATTGAAAAATTGCGAGGCTACTTTGCCAGTGTTTGTGCTGATTTTGATGTTGAACTGGTTGAAATGGATGGGGAACGGGATCACGTTCATTTACTGATTAATTACCCGCCAAAACTGGCGATATCTAATCTGGTTAACAGCCTTAAAGGGGTATCGAGTCGATTACTTCGACGTGATCGTCCTGATATTGCCCAACGTTATTACTACAAGGGGGTTCTTTGGTCGCCGAGTTATTTCGCGGGGAGTTGTGGTGGCGCACCAATATCTATTATCCGCCAGTACATTGAGCAACAGGAAACACCTAGTTAGTTAAAAAACCGCGCCTTATATCCCCGACCTGAAGGATGGGGTTTTACGGCGCTTTGGATAAATCACACGCAAGAAAGTAGAATAATCATGCACAATCTCGCAAATCTAACTCAGTGAGTAAGAGATTTCCGCAAGGGTATGAGCGCAGTAATCAGGATTGAGTTTCTATAATTATAGGGATATCTATGATTTAATTGAGGATTTTAGCAAGATTTTCTGCGCTGAATGAAAACCCATATTCGCCAACATACATTGCAACTACAGCCGCAGGAGCAAGAACAGAAATAAAAAAAAGTGCAATTATTAAATTCTTAGCAGTATCAACTATTTTTTTACTATTTAGTTTCATTAGTTAAACCTCCCAAATTTCTTTATTTTTATATCTTATCAAGGAATTTGTTTGTATGATATAGCTTTATAAACAGATTAAACAATGAATAAAAAGTGAACATTACATTAAATAACAGGAAAGCATTATCATGCATAGTTATAGCGTCAATGACAATGTATCTGCTGAAGCTGATAACTGGGAATGACATTTTTTTAACATTATATATATGTCTATCAATATCATCAATTGTGCCGATGATTCTTATCAAAGCCAACGTAAGTATTAAATACTTGGTCTCAGTACTCTTATCTATCTCTATTATCATATTTTTTTCTTTTTTTTCTTCAAGCTATGACCTCCAGTCCGCCTTTATCGGAGCAACATACATAACAACTACCGTCATCCTTTTGTGGGCAACTCATGAATCTAGAAATGAATTGTTTATAGCAAGATTTATTTTTTACTCACTTCTTGTATACATCGCACCATTTATAGTTACATACGGGATATCTAACCCAGATGCTTACAATGATATTCTATCAGGCGCTAGTCGAAACATGGTTAGTGCTCTAATTATTGTTTTCTCATGCTTTCATATTGCATCTTATGTTAAGTTAAAGCGTAAGTATCCGATTTTTGTTCCTCTTGCCTCGTTCGTATGTTGCTTTATGCTTTTTGGTCGCAGTGGAATAGTTATCTCTTTCTTTATATTATCAATATGCGCTATTAATGTTTTCGATAAAAAATATACAGCTATTTTACTTTGCATGATTGCATTTCTAGTTGTGTACTATTATGTGGATATATCCGAATACATCATGACAAAGACAAATTTTGCGGTGGGAACAGACTCTCAAAGATCTACAATGCTAAGTCAATATACATCAAACATGTCACTTAGTGATGTTGTTTTCGGAAACGAATACTCTAGATGCTGTAGTGAGATAGTCAGATTCGATAACAATCCACATAATTCTTTTTTGAATGGACATGCGAGATACGGCTTATCTCACGCAATAATTGTGTTATCTCTTGTTGCAATTGCGTTTAAAAAATCTACAAAACTATCAATTGCACTACTGATTGCAATTCTATCTAGATACTCGGTTGACCAAATTGGGCTTTTTTCTCCTATAGATTTAGTTATTCTTTACCTAGTTTTTTGTTGCCCGCGACAGTCGCATCTCTAAATAAAGAATAATTTTAACTATTTGTATTCTACGTAATATTCAGCATTGTTTTCTTTATACTTTCCATGCAAAAGTAATCCAAATTAGCAATGTATTGTATTTTGTTTTTAATGCTGAAAACAATCTCGTGTACATTGCTAGTCTTGCGATGATAAACATCGACGCCCTCAGATTTCCAGATCTTTGTGCGTTGATGTTATCTAAACTGCTAGTCCAATCTGCTGCAAGTGAAAATGTGATTGTGCCGCACTCCATCAATGCATTATTTGCTGATTTGTTTACTGGGTAAAAGCTTACTTTACCGAATGCCGTTACCCCAAGTGATGATGCGCAGCGCGATAAAGCAAAGCAGGACGCGCGGTAAATGAAATAAAAGGCCACTATGTTGTTAGCGGCCTCTTACTCTTTAAGCAACCTCGACGTAATAATCTCTGTGGTCCACTGAGTACTTACCATTACACCAGTAGTCTAATTCAGTTATGTACTGGATATTATGATTAATAGCAAAAACTAATTCATGCACATTTCCAGACAATCTATGATAAATAGTCACAGAATCTAGTTCGCCTACCTTCTGTGTGTTAATACTTTTAAATCCATCTGCCCAGTCGGCTGCGATAGAGAATATAATTTCTCCACAGTCTCTCAGTGCATTATTTGCTGATTTATTAATAGGGAAAAAACTGATTTTTCCGAAACATGTGATGCCTGTTGCCAAGCCGCTAACTGCTGTATCTTGAAGGCGAATAACTACCAGTGTGGTTTGTGGTGGGACATTGAGTGGGCAGATAGCTTTAACTGGACGAAGCTGTTCGTAATTTGCAATATTGTACCCCAATTTTGACAGTGCGCTATTGGATGCACCTATCGTCAACGGGGTATCAATACTGACACCTGAGGTGGCGTTTTTGGTAAATGGCCTGACGTTACTGGAGTTAAAGCGGAAATTCCCCACGTTAATCCCATTACCCGAGCTACTGAATAAGGGAATTGCTCTATCTGTGTAAATACGCGCATCTTTTAACGTGACAGATTGATAGCACCCGTAAGAATGGGTAGGTTCTTTGATGACGTATAGCAAGCTTAAATGGGGGGCTTCAACATAAATATCAAAAGACTCAATGATAATATTTTGTCGGGAGTTTATTGGAGGAATGAAGGATAAATCGAGTACGTATTCTCCTGTGTATCCCTCAGCTCCGCACGATGTAATCATGACATTACGACAAGCACCAAACCGATATGGAACCTTGCAACCGTCCGCAGCTAAAGAGCTAAACTGCGTATAACTCAACGGTGTATTTGAGACCTCAACTAAATCTGTTTCAATGTTATATCTAAATCCTGGACAGTGCCCCACATCACACTGTATTGCGTAAAATGACCCGTTACTCATCGATGTACCCGTGTAGCACCCTGCATATTCACAGCTGCGTGACGTGATAGAGTTTAATGAAGAATTCCACGCGTGAACGTCATGGGAAACTTTCCACCATGAGAACGTGACATTGTCCCAGAGAATCTGCTCAGCTCCTCTGGGATTTCTGAACCCACACCCCGTTTTATCTTTAGCGCCATTTCGAATATGAATATTATTCAGTACGCAGCCACGAAAAAAAGCGTTTTTGGAGTAAAAACCACCTTTCCCTGTTGTGAATTCGATAACTGAATCAATCCCCATTCCCTCAATGTCCATCCCCAACAGTTGATTCTCAACAAAGTCATCGAGGTTGATAGCATCGCCCGAGATTACCATGACTCCGCGACTTAGTGACATAGGACGCTTGGCATTCATGGCGGAAATTAACGCCTGTCTGTCATCAGTCACGCCATTCACTCTTGCGCCTGCAACTTGAAATGGCAATCGACTACGATTATCTATTAGCAGCCATTTCCCACCATGAATACAATCATGCACCAAAAAACCATCTGTTGTCGCAACTGATGAAGCTGAATATGCATACTCAGCACCACCGCCATCAAAAATGGAATAATAACCAGATGTGATACAGATATCTCCGTTCTTTGGCACAAATGGTAATGATTTCATTCCATCAATGGAATTAACTCTATAAACTGCACCTGTTACATTTGAAACCCCATACTCGCCACCCAGATCACCCCTCAAACTAGCATCACCAACGCTAACCCAAGCTCCTTTTCCAATGCCGCCAGTTGATTGAGGTGTTGAGCCTGCTGGGACTTGTTTAGGTAAGTCGCCATCCCAACGGTAATATTCACCCGTGGTTTCATCACGAAGAATGTGATTACGTTGAGTTAATTCATTACTCGGTAAATCAGCACCCTGTTGAAAGCTGTCGATGGTAATATAGCCAACCGCGACAATGGCGGTATTCATATCGACTTTGAATGTCTCGACCAATTCTTTGAATAGCCACTCCATGCCAGCGGCGGTAAGGTGGCAATTACCGAATCGGTCAATGTACTTACGCTCTAATGATGTAGCCCATATATCCAATAACCCTGAGTTAAAGAAAAGATCTTTGATATCACTACTTGGAACTGGCTTTTGTGTTGGTTTAACTTCTCTCATGCTTATTTTTTCCAATAAAAAAGCCAGCTCTAATGGCTGGCTTGTTGGTTAATGATTGCTGTTATGCGTTATAGTCTGGTTTTGCGTCGAAATATTCGGTTGCGGTTATTGTGTAGCGTTCTCCACCTAGCGGGCGCTTATCCGTGATGACCCATTTGATATTGTCGGTTTCTAATGAAGTTGCGATGACATACCGAGATGGTGATTGAACTCGATGTCCATCATAGAAATTGAGTTCGATATCTTCTGGCACACTAGCGATAAAGCCGAAGTTAGTATCAGGCCTTGGCTCTGCTTTAAACTTCTGTGTTGTGTAGCCCATGCTATCAGTGAGATATACCCACATTTCATCATTAAATTTGATTTTCTCGCTAGTTGTGAATACCTCCCCGTTTCGCTCCGTGATATAACCTGCTTGCTGATTTGAGTCGTAAGTATCCGCTATCAGCACCATGTCTGACGGGTACACATTCCCGCCATCTGCAAGAGTTGTCAGACTGATACTTGTCCGTTGGTGAATGAGTCGATTAGCTTCTAACAGCGCCCTATCCATTGCTTGGTAGCGATTTCGGCAACCCTGCAAAACAATCTTATTCGGCGTGCGTGATAACCCTTCCGTAATGCCATTTTCATCAACTCGAAATCGGATATAGTCTTTCTTGTTGCGAACCGGTTCGACATATTCAAGTTCAATTCCGTCATACCCACTTGGCATCGACATGTCATAGGAAATTTTCATGTCGTTACCTGTGATGTTAGAACGGTTGAATGTGGTCATTGGGAATTCACTGGACTGTTCGCGGGAAAAAGTAAGGACTGCATTATCGAAATAAGCAGTTACTCTCGCAGCATTACAGATAGTTTCGATGCGTTGACCAAGGGAAATATCCTCATCGTCAAATGTGTAGTCGAAATACCCTAGGCGCTCATCAGGCAAGCTATCGTAAATCCGATACAGCCCGTCGATATCGATATTTTTCTCACTTTCACCTGCGGTAATCAGCCAAGTATGCAGAACTGCATCAGCAAAACTCCGCGATGGCCTGAGCGTATAATCAACTTGCTTTGATGCTCGGTCATACGAAATAACCATGCGCGTGGCCAATAAATTATACTTGCGCTCTCTTGCTCCTGTTGGCGCTTCGGTGGCTCTTACTGACACATTAACAATCGTGTCATTCTCAAAAACGACATTCTCACGAACTCGGACAATGTGAGCGTTTTCGATTTTCATGATGCTCTGGTCGCTGCTGTTATTGCGACGAGTGAGCTGCACAGCGTAACGGCCACGCCCTGAATTAAGAGTTACTTTGTCTGTTTTGTAATAAACTCGCGCGCCGTTGTTAGCGCTTAGTGCAGTATTGAAACTTTGACGAGTGCCAGCCATCTCCTCGTTATCCGCATTTACCTTCCAGATTTCGACAGTTGCATTGCAGTTATCACCTCCACCAAGTTGCGCTTGTAAGTGGATCCACATTTGGTCACCATCAACAGGGGAAAAGAACGGGCCCACTGTTAAAAACTGATTGTCATACAGAATGAATTTCGTTGTGTTCACTACTGCATTAGGTGGAAGTTGCGCTAAATCAGTTCCGCTTAGGTTAGTAAAGAAGAATTCGTAATACTCAACTGGGTTAATCAATGAGCCATCGTCACTCTCTTTAGCATCAACTAACTGAGCTTCGATTTTTACATCTTTAGTTACAGAGCCCTGCGGCGTGTCGTAGCTCACATTCACAGTCATTGAGATGGAGCGTGGCTTTGTCAGTTCGTAGAAGTATTCAAACTCATCTTGCTTAACGATTTTTATCGCAACCTCACCGCCTTTTATCTCACCTGAAACCACTTCGTTAGCGGTTGCGGTTTGCTGTGGGATATCTTTGCTTTCATTAGGCCCCGGCAATTCTTGACCGTCGATATCAGGAAACTCAAATCCCTCGTTAATCAGCGGGATAACTTCTTTTGGCTTGTATATCTTGTAACTAGCGCCTGCCATCGCCGTGAAATCAGACTCAGCAAATCGGATGCTTTCCGTTTTATACTCACCAATACCGATGTTTAGCCACTCGGTTACTGTCTTGAGGTTGTTGTTATACTCAAACATCGATTGCTGAATGAGGTCAGGGAACGCCCTTACTTGACCGTGAATTTCTGGTCTTGCTTGGTATGCCCGAGCAACGTTCGTTTGCCCTGTGAGCCGGTTATTCGGGCTATCTTTAACATTCGACTCAGCCACAGAAAATGACGGCGTTTTTGGTGCAAGAAACGAGAATACTTTTGTGACAAGGTTGAACACGGGATTCAGGATATCGCCGATAACGCTCTTTGGTTGATCGAACACTTGAATAAAGTGAGTTGGTGTTATCTCGAAATCTAACTCGTCATCTTCTTGCAGCTCACGCCCGTTAACGATAATCACCACATCGGTATGCAACTGTTGATGCACTAGAAAATCGCTATAAAAAAAAGAGCCGACTTTTAAATCGACTCTTTCTTTAGGTGTTCCCGCTATTCGCTGAATTTCAACTATCGGCATATTTCATAAACTCCAATTTCGTGAACTTCTTCTCAAGCACAATGAGCCTATCCATGCGTACAGCTCCATTTTCGCCTCGGCTATGAAATGCATTACCATCAATAATTAAACCAATGTGAGCTGGCTGAGAGCCGCGATAGCCAATGAATATCCCTTCATCTACTGGATGGTCAGTACGTTGCCAGAATTCGACCTCATTCTCATAGCAGGTTACAAAATCATGGTCCGATTCGTAGCCAGCATCATGATGAATTTCCGTACCCAGTACGTACCTAAAATATAAGACCACTAAGCCCCAGCAATCACACGCATCAAACGTGCACGCCCGATCCTTCCACGGCTTGCCAATCATCTTGTTTATGAATTCATTTCTCGTCATCAAACTGTCTCCAAGCCAGTGAATTCTTCCATCGTGTAAATGCGCCCAACGTTTTTATTCAGTGGGTTATTCATCGACAGCGTGACAGTGACAGACTCGGCATCAAGTGAGCAGTCTTTCACATACAGTGACCATTCGCTTATCGGGCTATCTTTGTCGGCTGAATCAAACAGCCTGAATGTTGCTACTATCGGCTTCATTCGAGTATTTGACCGCCATAACTTTAGTTGCTGCTTAAAGTCCTGTGCGACCCGACTAAACTTAACCGAAGCATCGATAATCGGCGTTTTACTCTGCTGACTCTCTGCTAGCTCAAAGTTGCACGGCTGATACTCAACACCGCCCAAGACTTTAGGCTCTATTTGCAAGCTGACTAAATGAATGTTTCCGAATGAATCGTGGGAGAATTGAATAGTTTCGTAGAATGTACGCATCGGTCGTTGCGAACGGTACTCTCTTAACTTCATTCGCCCCCCTTGCATCTAGGTAGGCGCTCGGTGACGACGATATCGAGTAGCCCCCAATCTCTAGGCGGTATCTCAACGATTAAATCGCCAAACTCGTCATCTTCATTAAATAGCTTGCGGCAGATAACCGAGCCCGTCCAAGTTACTACGCTGCCATTAATCGACGTTTGCACTGGATAACTAACAAAGTGAAGTTCCTGCGGTTGCAGTCCAGAACCACCAAGATTAATCGGCATCCTGAACCACTTAGTACAGTTGTCCAAATAATTAGGGCTTCTCAACCATTGCTGAAAAGCCCTTTCTTCACCTAGCTGGAATATCCACTTAACATTCCAAACCGTTTTGATGTCATCCGTTAGCTTCTGGAATATCGGCGCTCCAACTTGAGGCTGATCCGTTCGAAACCCAGTATCAAACGTCATGTTCTTATCCGCTTTTTGTGGTAACGGCAACCATTCAGGGTAGTCGATTATTTCCATGTGATATCCATTAAAAAAACCCGCCGTAGCGGGTTATCCAAATATATAGCGCTTGTTTTCTTGGTAGTCATTAAACTCACCAAGATTGTAATATGTGGCTTTATCTTTTTCCAAGTGAATAGCTCTCACCTCACCACCTATATAAATGCGACTATCTTCAGGTTGATTTTTTTGGATGTCTCGCTGCATTTGCATCATGGTCGGAATATTCTCGATTAGGTTACCTTCTAAAATCTCACACTCTGGTTTAACTGCCGTTCCATATGGAAGCCTTTCGCACTTAAAGTTATTAAGTGATCTAAAGGCGAAAGCAACCATTTTAGCTTCTTCTTGTGAATATCCTATGTGATAAATAGTTGAGCTCTCAGTACCTGATAAGTTATACCTTTGGCAATACTCCGCATATAATTTTCTAAGCTCTTCCTCTGAGAAATAATTCAAGTGCTCTATATCAGCGACCCTCATGTTTCTGTTTACATTTTCAGCCCATTCAGACCCGAATCCACCAAGCCCTAACCCACAGATAACAGTATTTAGGGTCGGGAGGTATGTGAATTTATTAGTGAATAGATAAGGATTGCCTTCTGCTGTAACTGCTAATGTATCCATGGCAATAAAAGCCATATCCTCTTGAATATAAAAAATTAGTGATGACACTAAAAACCTCCTAGAGCTTTCCTGCTTGCATTATGGTAAGTCGCCATTGCTCCGCTTACTTCTCTTCCCTCTGCAATGCTGCGGACAACAATATTAATTACATCTTGTTCATTTAAACCTTTCTCAGTGGATACATCAACTGTTGCACCAGAGGCTTGTTGATAAACATTGATAATCGGAGGAAGGCTACCGCCTCCTTGCAAGTCTTTGTTAGGAATTACTTTCCCACCCTCACCAGGCAAGAGATAGTTTTTCCCAGAACTTGTCCGTAAAATCTCTGGCTTACCGCCCTCACCAAAACGATAGTAACTATTTGGGTTTACTGATCCGCCATTGTAACGACCTCCGCCATAGCTTCTAAAATCAGTAGGCATACCCATGCCACCAATATTAGACAGTGATGTAACGCTACTTGCTACGCTGGCTATATTAGGAATAGCACCCAGTCCGCCCATAAAAGTACCTAGTATTGTTCTGGTAATTAGCGCCTGAACTGCCATTTGCATTAATTGCTGTACCATCGCGTTCAAGGCTGTGTTAGCCAAGTTACGCATAGCGTCACCAGCCGATTGCGTTCCAGATAACATAGCCGAAACCGCCGTTGCTGTTCCGCTGCTCAATGAATCTATCGCAGTTCCCATGAGGTTGTTTAAATCATTCTGACCCTTCCAAAGCCCCCACATTGCATCAAATCTAGACTGCTCATATTCTCTATTAGCAGCATTCATTAATGCTAAGCCTTGCTTTTCAGTAAGAACTTTTTGATTAACATACTCTTGGATTAAAGCGAGTTTTTGAGCGTTCTCATTAGCTAATCGTTGAACAGGGTCTAACTTACCTGCCATTTCTTGCGTAGGTGTTATGACTGATTTGGCTTTTTCCTCTGCAATCTTCTTAGAGTATTCCGCATTTATTTCAGCTCGACGTTTCTGATATTGTTCCTCTGTGACTAGGTTGGCGTTAAGTTGCCTATCTAGCTGCTCTAATGCTAACTTCTGCTCTCTTGCAGCTTGTAGTCCTAAATTTTGCTTGTAAGCGTCCTCCCTATCTTTGATGGCCTGTTTTAAGTCGAACTCTTTCCCTGCAAGCTCTGTTATTTCTTCAATTTGCGGATCCGTGGCTTTTTTGCCAAGTTTTAGCTTTGCCTCTTCAATTGCTGCGTCTCTGTATAACCCCTTAGCTTCTAACGCTGCAACTTTTGTTGCATTTGCCAGATCATTAATTTTTTTCTGCAACTTCTCAGCTTCAGTGGCTTCTTTAGCCGCTGCGGTAGCCGCATCCTTGCTGGTTTTTATTGACCTCTTCTTTTCTTCATTGTTTTTGAAAGTGGCAACTGCTGCGTCTTGTAGATTTTCAATCGCTTTTTCATCTTTAACGCCCGCGTCCTCCGCTGCGTACTTAACTTGTAGCTTAACTTTTGCTTCACCATCAAGCTTAGATAAAGCCAAATCCCTCTCTATTTTCTTTTTTAACTCCTCCCCTTTTTCGCCGCCATAATCCAGCATCAAGCTTTGAGAATTGAATTTTTGCTTGCTTCTTGTGGCTTTCTCCAAATCTACGCCATACTGTCTTAGCGCAGCGCTTCCACTAGGTAGTAGAGTTTTAGCTTGATAAGATAATAGTTCAGCACCTTCTCTTAGTTCGCCATTGAATTTTGCTGTTGCTATAGTTACAAAGTTTTTGGCTTGAGATAACCTTTGCTGTGCCCTTTCAAGCTCACTCGCAGCAATTTTCTGATCATTCAAAACGATATTTAGAGCCTCAGATGCCTCCCTTCCTCTTCTGCTGCTTAACCCAAACCTTTCGATTTCTCTGTTGTAACCCTCTATTTTAACTGTGAGTTTACCAAACCGCTCCTTGGCTTCTTCTAGTGACTTTTCCAGCTCTGGTATTTGCTTGTTTGCTTTACCTATCTCTTCTCCAATTTGAGCTCGCGTCATCTCTTTGAATTTTTGGATAAGCCCGTTTACTCCGTCCGCTAGGCTATTCGCACTATCTCTAGCTTCCTGAGCCTTTTGGCTAAAATAGAACAAGCCTGACGCCGCCAAAACTGCAAATCCTACTGGCCCACCAACCAACCCAAGCGCACCTTTCAGTACGCCGCCAATCGTAATGCTAGCCCTTGCCGCAGCGTCAGCAGCTTCTTTTTGGGCTAATCTGTGTTCAGATAGCAATCTGTTGTATCTATTTACTATTGTCGCAGCGTTTCTTCTTGCTGCCGACAGCCTAGCTTCTGCTGCTGCAACTTGATCGGCTGTTGTTGCAGTTGCTCTCATTTGTTGCGCTAGCTTAACTTCATCTAGCGCTCTTGTTTTAGCTACTGACGCTGCTCTTAAATTTGCAGCGGCTGTTAATTCTGCTGATGATGCAAGCCTGTGTTCCGCTATGGCTAAATTTCTTGATTCTATAGCTGCTTGTATTTTCCCTTTTGCTGCCATCGCTAGTGCGCCAGCAAACCTACTGCCTAGCACTGATGCTAGCAACGTTAATACGCCAGCCAATGCGCTCAGGTTTTCACTTACTGTTACAACAGAATCATTGAATACACTCACAAATGACTTTATTGTTGATGACTCTCCAAAAAACTTTGTGATGTTATTCCCAGCCTCTTGCATTGCTTGAGACATCGTCTGAGTTGTATTTGCGAACTCCTTGCCGATTGAGTCACCTTGAGATAAAAGGCCATTGACAACGACATCTGTCGTTAACTTTCCTTCTGCTGCCATTTTTCTTAACTGCCCAATGGAAACCCCCATTGAATCAGCAAGGGCAACCATTAGCCTGCTTCCCTGCTCTGCAACTGAGTTAAATTCTTCTCCTCTCAGCACGCCAGAAGCAATGCCCTGCGACAGCTGAATAATGGCGTTCTCCGCCTCTTGCGCGGTTGCTCCGGAAACAATAAACCCCTGATTGATTATTGTCGTGAGTTTAGCTAGATCTTGAGCTGACGTGTTGTACTGTCTTGTTCCTCTTTCTAAGCGAGCATATAGAGTTGCCGTTGCATCTAAACTTGAGCGAGTTGCTTGAGAGATATTAAATATTCGCTCAGTGACATCAACTAAAGACTCCCCCTCTCTAATCGAGTTAGAGAGTTTGTTGTTTAATGTTGTCCATGCTTCAGCGTAGTCGGCTACAGACTGAACAGAGAGATAGCTTGTTAACGCTACTGCCACTTTAGATAGAGATAGCATCGCCTTGTTTGTGCGATCTATTGCAGTGCTTGTGCTGTTAAAGCTTGACTCCATTCTATTGAGCCTCTGTTCTAGAGTTCTCTGTGAAGTTAAAAGCTGCTGAACATCCATCGATACGTCGTATACTATTTCGCCCAAATTCGTTGACATTTCTTTCTCCTAGAAAAAGAAAAGCCCCGTCAACGCGACGAGGCCTTTAGCTAAAATAAAACCCCCACCAATTGGCAGGGTTGAGAGTTTATGTATTACTTACTTGTCATATTTATATGATATTATCACTTGAGATATAGGGTAAACGTCACTCCTTAGCCCTGAATCATCAACTTTAACTGACATTGTATAGCCATTAAATCTAAATAGGTTTTCTTTGTCGTTTAGCTGCTCTTCACTTTTTGGATTATAGTCTTTTTTTATCAACTCACTTATCTTACTAAAATCATTGATTGACTCAGTTGCTTCATTAGCTCCTTTATCGAAAGCCTTGCTTCTCAAATCTATTTGAACCAGCCCTTCATTTTTAGCAAAATAATACATTACTGACTGCATGCTAGGGAATTCCATTGTAGCAAACCCATCGACACAGATAGTTATTCTATCGCCAACCTCACATTCGAATTCATTAGATGCCGTCTTTTTGACTTCATCAATAGTCTGCCCCCACTTCAAGCCGAATGGGGCATCTTGTTTGCTGTCGCAGGCTGCCAGCAAAGCAACCACCGCAGCAATTATCAGTACCTTTCTCATCTCACCCTCACCTCAGTTTTTATTAATTTAATTTATGATAGCCCGAGGGTGACGCAAAACAAAGCAAAATACCTCAGTTAAGAGGCGTGATATGTGATCTGGATTACAAGCCCAAAGACGGGCTAGATTCAGGCAACAAAAAACCCACCGGAGTGGGTTAGTTTGAATTTGGTATTGATGCTTGTTTCTTACTTATAATTTCTATTATTTTATTTTGAACGTTAGAGCTGAGGTGGATAGCGGTTTCCGCATCTCTCTTACCAGAAGCAAACTTATTATCTAGCCTATAGTCCGCTATGATCCTGTTATCTTTCAGCGTTTGCAACATAAAGCCTATTGCTTTCAATGTTTTAGAATCGTATTCTTCGCTACCCTTTGAGCCGTCACCAAGTAAATAATCTATTAAACCCTGATGATTATCTTTTGGTCCATGCCTAAGTGCTGGATAAACACAATGATATGCAGCATAGTAGGCTCTTGATATAGCGTTTCTATACCCTACTTCATCTATCTAGACAATCTCTAGCAAAATCCAGCAACTCACTGCATGTTATTGGCATGTCAAAGCCTCCGATTTCGCATCGCTATCAGAGCCTTTAATATAAACGCTAAACTTCTTACCTAAAAATTCATCATGATCTGCGAACTTAAAAGCCAAGTCCATGTTCATATCTGCTAAAGCTGATGGCGTTGAGCAGTTTGTTGTTACCATGTATGAATTTATAGACTCATCAAATCTATTGTCACTAATATACTCGACACCTAACACCTGATAGTTATTTTCATCTATTAGGTCCATGACAATCCCTGATAGCATCTCTGTTTCTGACTGAGAGAACCCAGCCATATCTCTAAATTTAGACAAGGCTGAGCTAGCTTTTTTTAACTCTTCCTGCAATTTCATACGCTCCTCATTTAGAGATAATTTAATCCGCTGGGCCATAAAAACATCCATCATTTTTAAATCAGCAAAAAACAAGCTATATTGGAATGCAAATTTAGCAAATATTTTTGATTCGTATTCCGTGGCAAGTCTCGCAGATAGCTCTCTTGCCTGCCTTGTCGATCCTAAATTGCAAATGATTGATAGATATCCAAGAGCATAATCACCGTTAGGAACCTGTAAAGCTAATTCAAAATAATAAATTGATTTTTGGATATTTTTATTTAGTCCATAAGCAATACCAAGTGCGTAATTCTTTTCAAGCCCAGAAAAATACTTATTGATATCATTAATATATCTCATTAGCGACATATCATTGATTGTCTGACCAGATTGAAGCATCGAGGCCATTTTGGAAAGTAATTCTTCAGACTTGTGTATAGGTTGCATACTTTATTTATCTGCCTAGTTACGCAATTTGATAAAAATAACTGCGGTTATACTAAGATCTTTAAGTTAACTTAACAACCCCAGTTGTGTGATTTTAACTGTCGTTAGCTGTCGTTAACAGTTGGCAAACCACTGTATACATACACAATGACACCCACTTGGTACGCATTGATACTAGGGCATTGCTGCCCACTTAGTATTATTTCCTACTCACCAACCGACGCTTACCACTGATCAGCTCATCATTGCGCTGGTCATCAGCTTTCATGATCTCGTCGTATTCTTCGCGCGTGAAACCCTTCTCGTCTGGATATTTAGCTTTTAGCATCATGACGAACTCGGTCATGGTTAATTGCTCCGCCTCCTCACGACTCATTCCAAAATGAGCTCGAGCAGCATTGATGTACTCAATGGCATTAAAGCTATCTGTAAATTCGTTTTTACCTTCGTTACGCTGAAGCTTTCTAACCTTTACTTTGCCAACAATGCCATGCATCATTAACTCATTAGCCAACACAATTATGGATGTGACAGGCATCTTGCCTAGCCTGTATGTTGAGCCATTTCTACTTGGCTTCCACTCGCCTATCAGCTCATCGCAATCATCATTACAGCAAGCTTGCATCACCATCATTGATGTTGATAAAACGCTGCGTCCGTAGGCTGGTTTTTTTAACGCTCTAAATAGCCAATCAGGAACCTCTCCATAAGCATGTTTGGCGCGAGCAATTAATGCCTGAGCCTCCGCCCCGCTTATCAGAGTAAGTGCATTAACAATCTGCTCTGGCGTTCCTATTCTTGTCATCGCATCAAATGAAGGCTTGAAAAAATAATCTTTGTCAGGCGTTGATATTATGAATTCGCCATATTCCTTTCTTGCTGCCATTTTTCCCCCTGAAAATATTATCAAGGGCACTCGAAAGCACCCTTTGTAATATTAAGCAGCCGTGACAGTGACTACACACTTAGCTGTTTTCGCACCATCTTCAGATGTGACAGTTACATTTGCTGTTCCTGCTGCTACGCCTGTGACAGTGACAACATTCGCTAGCTTACTTACTGTTGCAAAGTTGGTCTTATCACTTACAACCGTGTAGCTCTTATTGGTTGCATCTGTTGGCGTGAAGTTAACTGTGAACGTGCCTGTTTCACCTGCTTTTACGCTCAATGTTGCGGGCGTGACTGATACTCCTGTTACTGCAACTTCCTCAACTAGCCATTCAATCGAGTCAGCATCAGATACTTTTAACTCTCCCGAGTAAGTGGCGATTTCTGATGCTGGAAACTCAGAAGACCAAGATGTGAATACAAAATACCCTTGAAGAACAACAGCATCCTCTCCAGTAAAGTCCATTTGCACCCAATAAGCAGGCTGGCGACCCATTTGGACTTCTTTAGGGATTTCCTGCAATAGCTTTAATGGCCCAAAGTCAGTATCTTTGTCTCTCTTGCGATACTCTCCGTCGAATGAGATAGAGAGATCCATGTTGGTAACAATGTTTTCTATTAGGCCTTTTGTATCGTCTGCCTCTGACGTAATCGAATTTGGTGATAAATCAAAGGACTTTGTTGTAATCGCGCCAATCCGCTTAAATGCAGACTGCGCTGGAACTTTGTCAGGGCAGCCAGGAGCAATACGAATAACTGCATTGCGCCCAATCAACTTGTTAGTTTGTACGGGGCAGTTAGCCATGTGTTTACCTCTTTCTATAGAAAATAAAAAAGGCCGCACATTAGCGACCTCGTTTGATATTTGTTTGTTTATGATAAGCAGCGGAATGAGAGTCTGAATACGACTCTGTTATCTGATGTTGGTATAGGGTTAGGCAAGCCACCCATGTTAAATACTGAGTTTAAATTACAATCGCTTGGGTTGTTGGTGACGTACTGGAGTATTGATATTGCCTTATTTGCAGCCCAAGGCACATCATCCTGCGCTGATATAACTAACACATCGATATAATCATCAGCGGATAATTCACCTAAGCGGCCACTGCCATCTAACGTTTGTACAACTAAGTATCGCCCCGCCTTTGAATTGGGTTTCTCGTTCCATAGGTATTTCTGGATAAAGTCAAAATCACCAATTAATCCACCGCGCTTTAAGTAGTCAAGAAAATCATCAATAATCACACTCTCAGCTCCCTTGTTATCACTTCATGTATGCGAGCCTCGGACTCTTCAAATGCAGATTTCAAAAACTCTTTTTTTGCTGAACTGCGCTTAAAGTTTTGCTTCACTTTAGGATCATGGACATACACCGCATAACTTGCGCTATAACCAACCCTCCCCGTTATGCGAGTGCCGTTCACTTTAATTTCGCGAAACTGCGAATTAATTAGCGTTGATGTGTCAATAGGGGTATACACAGCAGACAGCTCAGCACCGACAAGGATCGCTTTATGTATTGCTGTTTCCGCTTTTTTTGTTGTTGCGTTAATAAACGCTCGTGTATTGCGCCTTGCACGGTCAAGCCCTCTAACTCTGCCAGCCATATCAAGTCCTTATTTCATAATCGTGATCTTCCCCGAAAAAGCTCATATCATCTTCTTTAACTGTGATGATGATGTCAGCTCCTGCGACTCTAGGGTCAGATTGAGAAGTGGTATCGCCTTTGGCAATGTAGAAACCTCGCTCTGGCTTTTGTACATCTACGCCGTTGCGTTTTAACTCAGTGAAAAATACGTTGTTGGTAACAAACTCTTTCCCCATGTCATCTTTCACAACTTCATTGCTAGATTGCCATGTGCAGTCAATAAGATAAGGAAGCCCGTAGGTGGTTTCATCCCCCCACTCGCCGCCACCATGAATGACAGGGTAAACAGTAGCGACATTGGTATATGACCAGTTAGCGGTAGTGCTCATCGACCACCTCCACACATGCAGCCACCTTTAGCTATCCACAATCCAGCATGTGCTGTTTGGGTCGGGTCAGAGGGGATTAGACCATTAGCGCATCCGTACTTATCTAAGCTACGTAGAAGCGATATAGCCGCTTTCCATCTATCACCAAAGGATTGATACCGAAATGACCGTGACGCACCGTTGGGGGCTGATTGCGAGCTGATATACTTATCACCCTGACCAAGTGCCATCAGCGCAAGCAAATACATCTGAATCAATAGTGCGGTTGCCTCTGGATAATGCTTATCAAGGCATTCCTGAATGCTGCCGACCTGCTCAATCAACGCGTCGAGAATAAAATCAGGCAACTCTATGCCCTGCCCCGTCAGGTATTCTTTGGCTTGCTCTTTTGTGATCATGATTACCTCACAAAGCAAAGCCCTCTTTCGAGGGCATAAAAAACCGCTTTCGCGGCTATTCTTCTTTGTCTTTCTTCGACTTGGCTTTCGGTGTGGATGGGACTAATTCAGCAGCCTCAATTGATAACTTCCGAACATTTGGTTTCAGTGCGGGGTGAAGGCTTTCAATATCAACAACCTCACCTTTTTCGACACCATACCAAGGGATAATAACTTCATACTTAGCCATTTTTATCTCCTTAGCTCAGTTTCGCGCCATAAACCACGCCAGACTTACCTTCGCCATCACGAGTGATTTGCAGACCTGCCGCGCACATGATTTGGAAATTGTAGTTATCCTGTGGCATAAAACGAGGCTTAGGAACAACACCAGTCGCCATGCCAACTAAAGGAGTCACCACATCTTTGCGACGCTGATACGCAATGAACTCAGTACCTTTAAGCGCATAAGTCGGGCGAATTTCTTTCACGCCAGCATACGGCAGTAATGTATCGATAACACGACCATTCACTACGCTATTACCAGCACCTGCGCCAACCGCAACCACTGTAGGCTTAATCAGGTTACCCCATGCCTCATAGCTCACCCACATAACATCGTAAGCGTCTACTTTGTTGTTGAATGCAGTCTGGCCGAACGCACCACCAAAACCAAAGAACGCTAACAATGCAGGCAAGTCAGCAGTGGTTAAATCGATATTAGCACCAGAAGCTCCCAAGTCGATTTTCGCTGTGTTGCGGTGATTCTTCATGCCTTGGCCTTTGTAACCATCAACGCTGATTTTGTCGTCACCATTCAGGAAGTAATTAACAATTTTCTTGTTGAATTGGCGCATCTTCGCGGTTTGAGAATCTAACACTAAGTCGATGCCAACAGTGCTTAGCCCTGCCGCATGACGCCAGTTAACACCATAACCTGCGGTGAATACTGGAATTGGGTCACCGTCTGAGTCGTATCCAGTGTGATCATGCGAATATGGTGCTTGACCATCGATGCTGATTGATACGTCATCAGCAATATCGCCAACCACGTTATACAGTTTCGCTGTTTTGCCAATTGGTAACACTGTTTGCAGGCCCATTAAATCATTGACGATTTCCATGCCTGTTTCTTGGTCGCGGAGTTGGATAATATTACGGTCAATCTCAGCCCAAAATTCACGAGTGAAGCCGCCAACTTGGTTTGCCGCTAACGTCTCACCGTCCATCACGTTCTGATACTGGTTAATCATCAAGTTATGTTGCGTGTTATAGATATTACGTGTAGCCCATAGGCTATCCCACTGACGTTGCAGTCGGCTATTTGTTGCTAAAGTTTCAGCAGTATAAAACATGTTTTTTCCTTTTATTAATCAGTAGTTGCAGTGGCTACAGTGCCAACACGAAAGCGAACACGAATGAAATCATCATCTTTTAGCGTCACTTCATCTTGAGAGTAGCCAATTACTGATTCTGTATCAGCAGATGCAAGAGCGCCTTTACCATCAGCACCAAGCTTGATCGGAGAGTCTTTTTTATAAGTTCCAGCAGGAACCAATACAGCCAACTCTCGACCTTCTTCTACATACTCACCGACAACAGAGTCACCAGCAGGAATAGCATCACGAATTGTCAGACCTTGGTGATACGCTGGATTGGTAATGTAGATGCGACCAGTTAATGCTGTGGCTTGTGCAAACTCATCATCTGCATCAATAACCACGAAAGTACCGGGCAACACATTCGCCTTTGCTGCGCGTGTTTCTGTGATTGATTTGCCGTCAAGATTTACACGGCGGTAACGACTAGTGGCCATTATTGAGCTCCCTTAAAGTATTCCGCTGGGTTTGGTGCACCAACTTGCTCTTGCTGTGCGACTGAGTTGCCAGCTAATGATGCTGCTTCACCGAGTTGCTTGTGCATATCGATTAATGCTTGGCCTTGTAGTGAATTTGCAACCACTTCGCCATATTTAGCTGCTACCTCTTTGCGCATTTCGGCTTCTTCTGCACGTTGGTTTGCGGTTAATGATTCTTCCAGCTTCTTGTGGTTAACCTGTAACGCATCAACCTTTTCATTGATTGGCTTTAGTTGCTCAGCAAGGTTCGCTGCTAATGCCTGAGCAATATCACCTACGAGTTCTTTCTTTTCTTCTTGAGTTAAAGGCATGTCGCCCTCCGTACTGTTATTGATTGCAGGGCTTGCCTGCGGTTTACTGAATACCGATTTAAGTTTATTTGTTACCACTTTGACCCATGACTCTTGGCGCTCCACTTCTTCGCCTTGAGTATCAAATGTGATAACGCCATCTTCGTTAGTGTAGGAATGCAATTTAGCCGTGCCGTTATCTACGATGATGACTGCGTGTGTATCAGTGAAATCAGATACGCATACAAACTCACCACCAGTAGCAAACTGCTTGCGAGCCGCCATCGTTAACTTGTGTTCTTTCTCGCGATAGGTTTCGCCAGTGAGCGCGCCGTTATTGATTTGCATCTCAGTTGCTTGGTCAGCATTAACCATCATCCCAACACCTTGAGTTGGTGTTGCTGCACCAGATTCATGAAGTAATATTGCGTCATGATCCATTCTGTGAATTTTTGCAATCCAGTTATAGCCTTGCGCTTTCTGTTCTTCGTTGGCTTCGAGTTTCTCCAAGAAAACAGCCACGCTGGTATGAATTGGCTCTGAGCTTTCGCCGCTTTCCAGCGCTTCTACCCTTGCCAAAACTTCGCGACCACCTTCAGATTCTTTTGCCTTGTTTACATCAATCCACTTTTCGACATAGATTCGATTACCGACCTTCTCTACATTTCGATTCCACGCCCCAATATGCCCCTGATTGATGCCCTCAGCCGACAAAGCTGATACAAACTCACCATTTACCGTCGGATGCCCAAGCGGAGCAAGAGTGCCTTCTAGACCTCTGTAATGAGCATCGATTTCAGTGCTTGGATACAATCCGCCATTCATGATCACGTTTGCTGGCAGTGTGTAACTCGGGATGATGATGTGCTCACGGCCGTTATAGGTTTCACGCCTGATTGATGCGCTATTAACCTTGGTCGTGACGTTTACTTGAATCGGCATCGTTATTCCTCCGCCCATTGGTAACCACGTTCTTTCATGGCTTCTTTTTCCTCTTTCAGTTTATTGAGCAGCGTATCGTTGTACGGCCTACCTTCTTTGTCAGTCAGAATAGTCACCGTCGAACACTTGCAGTTGATTGAATTGCCATCTCTAGCCCACCAATCACGCTGCTCGTCAGTAGTAAATATTTTGCCGTGACGTGACGCATGATTAGGTCGTGTTGTTGGACTAAGCGCGGATATGTGGACCTGCCGAGTTTCAAGGTTTAGAACTTCACTAGCCTCATCAGCCTCATCCATTCTGGCTCGGCGTAATGCCGTTGTGATTTCCGTTCTGGCCACTCGATTAGCACGACGGATTTCGATGCCTGATTGCTCATTCAGATTTCTAGCAACTTCACGAGGATTTAGCCCCCTCGCTATACCATCGGTAAGAATGCGCGCCATATCTGCTTTGACTTGCGCAGACAGCCCTTTCATTTCTTCAAACACCCTAGCCCGAACTAACGCCATCCGAAGCTGATAAGGCTCACTAAGCAATATCGTTGCTACGCTTTGTTGCGTCGCTGCATATGCTGTCGATTGCTGCGCTAGGTTTGCATATTCCTGCGCCGTTCCTCGCTCATATGCTGTGCTGACGTACTCATTGAAAAAGAAGTTATTGAATTCACCACCCTGCAATAACACCTCATCGACCATGAGCTCACCGTCTCTCAGGATGATTGACAGATAATTAGGGTCTAGGTCGAATTGGTATTTTTTATTAACTACGGGCTCGGATGGGATTCTATTGAGTAGCTGTATGTAGCCTTGTGATACTTTTTTAATGCGCTTTGCAAAGGCTTTCATTGCTCCGCGCTCCAATTTATCAACCGCTGTCGGATCGGCTTTCGTTCCTGCCCTTATAGCGGTCCTTATCTTCTGGATTTTCATCGAATTCACCTAGCGGGTCGCTACCATCATTCTCATACCCTGCTGCCGTTCTAATCTCTTCAACGGTGAATACAGGCTCGCCAGTTGCTAGTGATGCTTGATTTATACGGCTCATCTTTTCACCGCTATCGAGCTTCTCAGTAGCTGATTGCTCGTTCAGGTCATCCCAAATAACCGTTTTCTCAGCAATAGGCTCTAGAACCTTGATTCGTGTTAAGTGGTCAATGAAGTCCTCTATTTCGAATGAAAGCTCACCCTCCCTGCGCGACTGACAGCGTGAATTGAAATATTTCTGGTCTTCGGTGCTGGCTCTTTCTCCTGTTTGCATACCAACGAGTATTTTGGATGGAATATCCATTGCTGCGGCGGCAGTTTGAAGATTGACGTTATATGTAGGCGTTGGGTCTGATACAGCAGTAACTAACGGGTTCACGTTAGCGCCCTGAGTGATCATAACTGCGTCATTGCCTATGTTGATTTCCCTAGCGACATCGTTATAAATCTCCTGCAACTCTGACGTTTCAACGCCGTATGCTCTTGCTAAATCATCAATTTTTGCTTCTTTGTCAAAGTTAACTGATAGCTGTCTGGCGGCATTCTTGAGGAATGACTCACCAGAACCACCCTCAACCTTTTCAAGGCTCACAAATGCGTTGTATGCCGGCTCAAGGAAGCCAATCGCATCAATGGAGTAATCACCAAGAATAAAAACTCGGTCAGGATGAATATTGATATTTCTAGTGCCGCCATTCGGTAATGACTCGGTGTATTGCCACATCTTAGGCTGACCGTAATCAGACGAGTTAATATCAGTCACCCATTCAGTAGGTTTTATCGCACTAGCCCATGCAGGAGTAACCTTTCTCAAAAGCTTGGAGGCTTTAACCGGCTCGTGCCATTTACCATTGTCATTGATGTGAAGGATTAGGCCAGAATAGCGACCTACAAGACGACGCTGATCTGCCTCTTTAAACTCTTTCCATATGCGCTTGTTAATTGTTTTTTTGAAAGATTTTTCCCAACCAGTTTCATCTTTAGATTTATCTGCTTTTTCACCTTCAATAACTTGTGGCGCTGTTTTCCAACATGTACCAATTAGTTTAGTCACTCCACCGTATGCAATCCCACCACGGCGAAATAGTTTGTATAAATCATCAAAGGTTAAATCTTGTTTAAATCCGTATTCGCACCAAGCTGATGATCGCTTAGCATCAAGCCCCATGGTTGGATTTACCAAAGCCATACGGGCACGAGCTATCGCATCATTCACTAAGTGATTGACGGCTAGTTTCATGTTTTCTTGCATTATCGCCTCAGTAATCTTTTTGGAACCAGTAGACCTGCGTTAGATTTTTGCGTGATATACCCATCCAGACCATACCTAACCGCATCCCAACAGTGGTTATACGCATCCTCAATGACGGGAAGCACTTCACCAGTGATGCGGTCTGTTTTGTATGAGTAGAGGCGGGCTTCTTTTGCTGTTTCTTTACAGCGAGGATGAATGATAATTTGCTTGAAACCACGCAAGTATGTGATGCCATCTTCTACGCTGCCCTGCCACTTTTTAGCGGCTGAAATATTAAATCCCTGTCGCTTCAGATAACTGATTGTTTCCGGACGCGCGGAGTCGGCTTTAATAGGCCACTTACGAGCTTCGGGTATTTCATCGTAAAAAGCTGGCATGTGGTCAAGTTCAACGCCTACACCGTAAGCCTCGCGCTCGATGTACAGGCAGTCATCCAAGATAAACATGCGAATAAGCGTGTTAGGGTCTTTCGCAAAACCAAAGTCGGCACCGAACAGTAATCTATCTGCTTGCTTCCACAGGTCATCAGGGAATGATTGAACAACGTATTTATTGGCTAATACTTGCTTATCGGAGTTTTCAAGGTAAGCTCCTTCCCATATCCACGCATAAGTAGCGGCATCTAGTCTAGCTTGGTCATTCAGGCGCTCTTCTTCTAACACGGAAGGAAACCACGGGTTATCATCGTAGTTCATCTCAACCACGATAGCGTTATCGGGTTGCTCCTTTCTAAATCGCTTGTCTGTTGCACTGCCATCTTTCTCAGGGTTCCATGTCACCCATATTTCAGAACCAGCTTCACGAACAGTGGGGGTCAGTTTCGTCCATGCCGTCTCTGACACGGATTCAGCCTCATCCACCCAAGCGATTAATATTCTCGCCTTGGATTTGATGCTATCTAAGTTATGTCGCAACCCTGCGAAAACATAGCTAACTGAGCGGCACTTAGTGCGAATGTATTTCTCACCAAGCTCGTAGAAATCATTTAGCCAAGGCACAGACCTGATAGCCTGTTTAACTTCTTCCATCGAGGATTCTTCAAGTGAGTTCATGTACTCACGAGCGCAAAGTATCACCCCAGACTGCCCATTCTTTGCAGCCATGTAGCCACGGATAGCCGTCATTAGTGCGAATGTTCTTGTCTTTGCAGAACCTCGCCCACCATATGCACCACGGTATCGCACACCTTCGTTCTCGAAAACTGGAACCAGTTTAGGTGGAATTTCAATCCTCGCTACCGTCATTGCTACCCCCAGCAACCAGAACTATTTTTGTTGGTGACATTGAGCTATCAGAGGATTTGTGATCCACTTCCTGCTTCTCACTGTAACCATGATTGGCCAGCATTAGCTTAGTTATCGTTGGATTAAACTCACCAATCAGGCCTTTATTTATCAGTCTATTTTCCTGTAACGTTTTTATAGCTTCTAACGTGCCCGAAAAGTCTTCATTTTCCTTGGCATATTGCTGAACCGTTGACCTACTAACGCCTAAATAACAGGCTAGACCAGCCACACTTGGCACAACATCACCAACCGTTTCATATCCGCCCATTAAGTATTCTTTTGCTTTAATTAAACTCTCTGCAAATTTACTTGGACGACCCATTTTTGTTTTAGTCGCCATTAATTAACCTCAATCAGAACAATCCACTGGTTGTTTTCATATATACCTCGTAAATTCCGAGACCGCCAGTAACAAAAACCTATATAAAACTCTATCAACGCCACTCTATGAATGACGTTTGTAGAATTTTGTAAAATAAAAAAGGCCGCTAGGGCCTATTCATCTACAAATAATAATTTGGGTTGAGTCAGTGAGAGTATTTGCTCATATTCCAATTGCAGTGCTTTCTTCTCTTTCTTCCGTTTATTCATTAACTGACTACCTAGTCGACCTTTTAATTCTGACTTTGCCGCTTTTAATGCATGACGATGCTGAGCCTCTTCACCTAAAACTTTCCAGCGATTAATTTGCTCTGCCATCCAGTTAAATGCTTCGATGTATCTAACCTTAATTAAGGTAGCCATTTTCCCCGTAAACCCCATAACAACCAAAATGTAACCATCTTTTGTTAATTTAAACATTGGCTGTACATCGCCATTTTTATCAATAAAATCAGCCTCCTCAAAATTGAGGCGGGCAAAATCATCAGGACACTCATCTCTGACCTGTCTAATTTTCCGTAAAACGTTGTCATGTCGCTTGCCGAAATAATCAGCAATCTTTTTACTTGTTGTGAATACTTGCCCATCAGATGCCATAACCATCTTTTGGAAATTAAATTCAGGGATAACGATTGTATTATTCAT